CGACCAACAGAAGAAACTCGATAAGGAGTTGTTTAATGTGGCCCTAGAGCTTGTTTATTAAGCAAAAAGCACCTTTCGAGGTGCTTTTTTTATGCCAAAAAATTTTCCGCCCTAGCGGGCGGGAGTGACTTTTTTTTCTTTTTTTTGATGAAAACTAGCGTTTTCTAATAAACATTCACAGTCCATTTCACAACGTTCTGATTTTTCAAAACGCTATAAACCTTGTCCAAGTCTTCCTCGCTTAGCTCTAAATTATTCAAATTTACAATAATCTCTGGTCTATCATTCGGAGTATGTTCTTTAATTGAATCTACACCTCTAATTTGAATTAAATCATTAATAAAATCATAATCTGTCATAAAAATTCATTTTTAAATTAATATTCCTCCTCCCGACTATCTTCCCAAACAAAATATTCCTCCAGATACTTCCACGCAGCTTTCAAAACTTTATCCTGGTTATGATCTGTCGCTTCACAATTATTCTGAACAAAAACGCCAAACCAATTTTCGTCCAAATACTCAAAACGGTCTTGCTTGCCAGTAAACTGAAAATCCTTGAAATCATCTACATTGATGAATTCAATTAGCGACAAACTCAAACGATGATAAATCCAAATTCTATCATCATTTTGCGAACCATCTTTTATAACCATTTCACAAAACAGAAACTCTGGTTGTTTAAACTCAAATTTCTTCATTTCCTATTTTTAAAGTTAGATCTAACGCTTCCAATAACTGATACAAAATATCCGCATTAGGCGAATAACGGCTTTGTTCAATCTTAATAATTGTCAATCTTTGACAACCAACTCGGTCGCCTAGTTCCTGTTGAGTCAATCCTTTCTGCACTCGGGCAGTTTGAATGATACTAGCCACATGTTCACGCTTTTTTTCAATAAGCATACTCACTACAATGTTTTTTTCTCTCATAATAATTTTATTTTTCTATTTCCCAACTGTTCGAAAACTCTTTGTTTTTAAATAATTCTGCTAGTCCAGATACTTGTTTCAATCTTAAAATTTCATCAGCATCCATACCTATATTTTTCATAATCCAAGCATCACTCATTCCTGCTTTCGATAATTCAGATACTATATTAGTCATCAATTCAATAGAGTGAGTTCCTCTAGCTCTATTGTGTCTAATGGTCGAAGCCATTCTATTACTCTCGTCTTTTTTAATAACAACAACTGGCAAAATTCCTTTTTCTCTATCGAATATATCTTTATGAGTTTTCATAATGGTATATCTGTGAAATCCATCAACTATCTCATATTTATCTTTTTCAGATATATAATAGCATACTATTGGCATAGTATAGCCATCTTCCAAAATTGATTTATAAAGCAATTTCATCTCTGGCGGAGCTACACTATTTGGATTATAACTATTAGCTTGGATTTTATCTATATCCACGCCCAAAACATCGTAAACAGGACTTCTCATAATAGGTTTCTGTATTGGTTAATAATTTGTTTTTTCTTTTCTTCTTGTGCTTTAGTTCTTGAAAAACCCATATACATACAAGTTGTATCATTTTTTAAAATAGTAACACAAACTCTTTTCCAAGACGGACATTTTTTAAATTCATCAACTCCAGTATCGTCCATCATTTCGTCAATGAAAATTAAACGTTTATGTGTATTTACTTTTACCGAAGGACTTTCTTTGTCTGTGACTCTCATTTTGACCCCTTCTTTTTTTAATTGCTCAATAAATTCTGGAGTTCTGGCACCACCTTGATTTTTCCAATGCCATTGCGATTTTTCTATTTTTCTCAAAAACTTATTTCTAGTAACATCTGGCAAAGTTGACAACAAAAAATTAGCATATTCTTTCCAGGTGAAATGAGTTGGTTTTTTAATGTTTTTCCAGCCCATTAGTGTCGTTCCTCCATAAATTGCTGTAAAATTCACCCCGTTCACACGGCTAATCATTTTAGCCCAATTATTAGGGTCTAATTCTTTGTAAAGCCTTAAATGTCCTTGACCAGCCGAATGAAAAGGACTAGCAATACGCATTTCACTTATTGATAATCCAGCCATATAGTATAAATCATAAGTTTTATTATAGTCATACTTAAATTTTGAATTAGCTATCCAAATATCCTCTGTATTCCAATCATAAATTGGATAAAAAGCATAAGTGTTTTTATCTACATAAGTACCGTATTTCTTTTCTTTATACAATTTAATCCTGTGCTTGCTGCTAAATATAGCTAGCCTAGAAAGACTTTCATCAGCTCTAATCCCAACTAAAACTGCCGTTTTGCCATATTTATCAGCAAAATATTTAGAAAAATCAATTCTAAAATCAAAGGCCTTTGTTCCTTTTTTAAAAGGAAAAGGATAATTGTCTATCGTATATAAGTATTTTGATTTAGGAAAAGGTCTAGTCCAAATCTCCTCTTCTTTAGCATCCCAAGGAATCCAGCCATCCTGATACATCGTAACCGAGCAAGAAGCTTTTACTGGCATACACAACCAATACTTTTTTTCTACATCTAAATAATGTTCGTTAAAAACTCTTTCGGCATACAAAGTGCTTTCGCTGTAAATAGCCTCATAATCTTGATAGTAAATCGCTAGTTTATGTAACATATCATTATTTTTGGCATAATCATAAGCTAAATTCATCATCACACCACTATCTTTTCCTGTGGAAAAAGCAACTAAAACATTTTCAAACTCTTCAAAAATAAACTTCAAGCGTTCATTCGTAGCTTCGTAAACATTTATATCTCTATTGTAAATTTTCATAACTCCTTTTTTAATTGTTCTCTACCCACTTTCTTAAAATAATCTACCATACTCGTTTTGGCTTTCACGTTCTTATCAAACAACGCTTCCAGACCGACATTGCCTGTCATATCCCAATAATAACAATCCTCTAGGTTTCCTGTTCTGTAATTCCTAAAACTTCCTTGTTCTCGCAAACCCCAATCAAAGTTTTTATCCCAAAATATCGTATAAGGATAATTTTGCAAGTTCAAACTCATTGATTCCTTTTGATAACTCAAAACCTGTGCTTTTGGGAAAGCTTCCTTGACTTCTTCCTGCGAACGAATGAACTTGCAAAAAATAAGATGCTTTTCTTCGGGATAGGTTTCAAAATGTTTGCGTAAGACTTCAAACTTATTTTCGGTGCAACAATAAGTGTGCTGCATCTTTTGGGTCATTTCAAGGAAGATTTTATTGTTCTTTTCCTCCAATGTTTTGTCGTCCAGATACTTTTCTTTCAGATATTCGTACTCTTCTTTGGTTTCGTCGCACAGTGTGTAATTGTAATTGTTCCAATATTGTTTGATTTCCAAATTCAAATCACATTCAAAAATATATTCCCCAATCAGCGAATAGAGATAATCTATATTCTCAATTCCTGTGATAAATTCCTTAACATAACTTCGTCCGTAACCGCCTGAATGTTTGGTTATTTTGGTATATTTCAAAAAAGTATTCTTAAATTCCGCATAATCCATTCGGAGGATTTTTGGCGAAAGGAAATGAATTTGGCTCCATAAATCTAATAAGTTTTTCGTGATGGGAGTTCCGTTCAAAATCAACTTATATTCTACCATTGCACCAAGCGTGAGCATCCTTTGAGTTCTTTTGGCCTCAAAGTTTTTCATCTTGATGCTTTCGTCCACGACCAAAAAACAACGCCAAGCCGTGGCAATTTGTTTATACAATTGCAAATAACTTCGGTCTGATAATTGCAAAGTTTCAATACCCATATACACCACATTCGGACAATCAAACCCGCCCCATTTATTGATTTCGTCAATAATACTCGGTAAACCATCCTTTGGCTTGATGCTTCGCAAAGGACCAACCCAAACTACTAGATCCACATCTTCCACCGAGTTCACCAGTTCTATTGTCGGACGAGTTTTACCAGTTCCAGGTTTCATAAACAAAGCCCCTGCCTTATTGGTCAGGTGCTTTGTTTTAACTTCTATTTGTTGCGGGAGAAGGGTTAGCATAACTGTTCTATTGGAAGATGTTTATTTATAAAATCTTCAAACAAATAAATATTATCACGGAGGTGTAGTTTAATAAATTCTTCTTCTCCAACTATCTTATGAGTGCATTCTTTTTTGTTAAAGTAAACGTCAGTTACAGGAGCAAAAAATTCTTCTTTACTAGAAGGATTCCAACAAAAACTTATCCATAAAATTAATTGATCATCATTGTTTTCTTCAGCTAGTTTGTTTTCAAACATTTCAATTCCTGTCGCTATAATTGTTTTGTCATTAATTATTTTCATCGTTTCAATTCTTTAATTGTGTTATTCTCTAAAGGTTCTATTTTCTTTGGTTCGTGATGCTCGACAATCCAAGTTGGCTTGATATTGTCTGGCAAATCCTCCATTTCATTAATATCAATATCAAACATTCTATTGATAATGAAAGCAGGGAGTTCTACGTGGCCACCTAGTTTTTTGTTAGTAGTAAACCGTCGGCACATACTTTTAGGAATCCAATGTTCCTCGTTGTGAATTTGGATTAGAAAAGCTTTAGGGGTTTCCCCCTTTAGCTTATCAAATTTTATCCTGGCACTTTTAATCACTATAAGTAGGTTAAATTAGCAAATCTTGCAAGAAGAAGTTTTTCGCCTTCGGTTTCGAAAACTATTCTAAGTTTAGTATAATCTCCATCTTGTAACTCTTCGATTATCTCACCTAACCCAAAACGATTATGCTTTACTTTTTTACCTTCTCCAAGTTCAAATTTTACGACAGAAACGTTTATGTTTTGTGTATTTTCTTTTGTTTCAAGTTCCTTTAATTTAAGAGAAGCCACTTCGATAGGCATATTTATTTCACTTTCAAACGAACGAAAAACAGTATTTTGTTTTTCTATAGAATCAACTTTTTTAATAGGAACAAATTTAGAACACATTTCAACCCATTCTGATTTTGAAAAAGATTTGATTTCACAGAGTAAATTATTTTCTTTAATTTGAATTTTAGCTTTTGCCTCTGAATAATATACATCGTTAGAATATAAAGGATCTCCAGCTTCAAAATTGTTATTAAAATAATCTATGAAACTACCTTCTTTAAACAAAACATAAACATTTGTAGCAGATAATTCTTCAACAATTTCTTCAATTTGAGAATAAACAGATTCTTTCACTTCGTTTTGTTGTGATTCAATCCATTGATAAGCCTGAGAAGGACAATCAATATAGCAAGAAACAATAAACTGACCATCTTTTTCAAAAACATAAGTTTTCGTAGACATCTTTTTGGTGTTGTAACCACGGTCTAGGTAGATTCTTTTCAAATCGCCTTTAACCCACATTTTACCGTTAAGTTTTACGGCTAATTCTTCGATTGTGATTTTTGGAGTAGTTTCCATCGTATTAATGCAGACTTTATCGTCCTGCGCCGGACTTCTTTGTTTTTGTTCTACAAATGTATGGTAAAAGAAACAATCTACAAAATAAAAAGTGTTAAATTTTCGTGTAGATACGCATTTTTTATTTTAGCTCCCCTCTCCTTGGGAGATGGGTCGGGGTGAGGATTAATAAACCCCAGGCTCCATCCCTGTAAACTGACTATGCGTATTCACCTGGTCCACAAAACTCCTTCGATAAATCAAATATTTAAACGCATCCGAGAAGTTTGTCGAATACATAGGCCTCAATAATATAGGCAAACTTTCAGACGATTTGTCTTTGTGCAAAGTCCTGGATCCTTTCGCATCAATTTTTATTTTTATTTTCGTGAGTTCTAAGGAGCTTTTCAAGCATTTACACTGGAACTTATCAATCTTCAATTTTATGAGCGTAGCGGTCGTTTCACCCATCAAGGCTTTGGCGAAAGCAAACTCTTCATCTTGGTAAATAGTCGCCTGATTCAAAGACATCAAATTCACAGTCCACCCAGTCGAAACGCCATTCTCAAACTCAATAGCTGTTTTCAGAGCATTTGCCCAGTCCCGTTTTGTTTTGCTGTTTTGGTTTCCCGAACGGTCGTAGTACATATCCAAAACTTTCATTTTATGATGCTTGTAAAACACCCTAAACTTTTTCCCTAATTGGATTTCATTCTCAGGAGCCAACGTGTAGAATTCTTTTAGGCAATATAAGTAGTTCCCTCTTGGCTGTGCCGTTACCACACTACACATATCACCAAAATCTACACCACATTCCAGTTTCGCATTGTGATCAATATATCGCAATGCCAAACTACTTTCCTCTATCTCGTCCGTCAAATTGAATTTATCATAATATTCAGTGAATACACCATCATCATAAAAATGATGTTCGCCAAGATTACCGTAGAATTTTTCTCCTTTCTTCAATTCACTTTTAAAAGAAAGAATAGCAGATTTAAATTCTTCGGGGCCTAAAGCTTTGTAAGTATCTTTAAAAAAACCTTCTTGCAAAATATCGGCATTTACCATAGACGAAACCATATAAAAAAAGGTCGAATCTTTACGAACGCGAATCCATTTTTCAGTCCATCGAGCAATGTTTTTTAATAACAATTCAGCTTTTTTATAATCCCGATCTATTTGAGCATTGTACAACTCACATTTTATATCGTTCAAAATACGGCCACATTCCATAGCCGCTTTTATTTGCTCGATATTCATATCTTTTTCACGTCCAAGCATCCAGTCGTAATCCCCTTGCATAACATTAGGATTATCGGACAGAAATGTACGACCACGATAATAAATAGAATTCTGAAAACTAGGGCTTTCCCCACGAATGGCAGGATCTAATTTTTTGAGTTTGTCAAAATTCAATAATCTTCCTTCATCGCCAAACATATGCTGAAATGAGTTTCCCGCCAATCCACTAGGTTGGTCAAGGCTTCCTAAAATCAAACGAACGCCAACTTTTGTAGAAATAGTATGCTTGAATGAATCTGTGGGTTTGTAACATTTTTTAAAATGTGCAGGCGGTCGAATGTCTGTAACATAATCCCGACCGTGAATCCATCCCTTACGCGCCCAACCTTCAAAAAGTGTGGGCACAATGTTTTTAGCAGCATTTACATACGTATCCGAAACAATCACTTGCTGACTGTGTGGCATATCATACATAACATTCATCGAACGCTGTGCAAAAATATCAGTTTTGGCAGCTCCACGACCAGCCAATAATATCAAATCTTTGGGTGAAATGAATTCGCAAACCATATTCAACCAATTTACATAAATTGGATTGATAAAAGGGTCTTTACTGCTTACGTGGGTTTTCCGACTCATTTGGGAATACTTTTAATGGCAATAGCAATGCTTCTTGCTTGATTCTTATTTTTTCTCTTTCTGTCAGTTCCGGTAATGAATCTATAAACTTATTTAAAGCAGGTCTATTCGTTTCTCCAAATTCAAATATTCGCGCATCATAAGATAGTAAGTTGATTGGTTTTTCATAGAAATGGTCTGGAATAACTTCTATATCAGGTTCATTAACCCCACGCAAAACCGATACATCCAAAAGCATTTTCACTACTTTTTGGGCATCGTTTACATCCTTGACCGTAAGCATAGCAAAGTTAATCATCTTCTCCATTTTGTCGGCATAGATATTCTTCCAAGCCGCTTTCGATATTTTGCTATCACAATAAAAATACTCCTGTGCTTCGTCGCACACTTGCATAGCCTTGTAGCGTGAAAGTTTTTTGACCGTCATTAAATGCTTGACAATACTTTCCTTGCTTCCCCATTTATCTATCCGCAGGAACATTCCCCGAACCATATCCAGTAAATCCAAATAGGCGACAATATGCACCGGAGCATTCTCTGGATTGCCCGTTTCCATAAAGTCGTAAATATCTCGTAAATTGATTTGATCAATAGTCATCGCCAAAGAGGATTCGGTTTCTAATGTTATTCACTTCGTTTTCCTTAGCTTCTTTCAGGAATATCTGTGCTGCCGTAATATTCCCCGAAACCGCCAATGCTTTCTGTTTATTGTTAATCTCAAATTCTGCCACCAGTTTGCCACGTTCATAAGCCATACGAACCAAACTTTTAAGATTATACCAAGTTTGCAAAAACGCTGTTTTATCCACATCAAGATACAAAGCAATTTTCTCTGGTGAATAATTGCAAGCTGCCAAGTCCTCGATGGAAGTGAGTTCTTCGTCCGAAAATCTATTTTCTAGTAGGTTCATTAGATTCTATCTTTAGGAAATTCAGATCGAATGGGTTTATTTATTAATTCTGGATTTTCATAAATATTTCCAACTACAACTGAGTTTTTATAATCAAACAAGTGAGCAATATAAAACTGTTGTTTATACCAATCATTTACTTTAGTCAACTGCCAAGCATTCTCATTCCATATAATCTCAAATTTTTCAAAATGTTTTTCTATAATATCGCCTTCGTAAACATCAATTCCTTTTTTATCAACTAATCCGGTGAACTGCATTAAAGCAGTATTTTCAGGATATTTTGTATTGAATTGGCTCATACTTGCAGAATCTTTTTCATCAATTCCTTGAACATAAAAAGCGCCTAAAAATCCAGCCATTACATTATGCTCCATTTTTAACCCATTCCAAACTCTAAATTTTATTTCTCTATTCATAATTTCCTTTTTTAGTAATTTATATACATATCAAAAAAACGTATAAACTAAACAGCGTTTTTGGGTACACGTTTAAAGATATACTTCGATTTATTCCAACCCACCAAAGGCAAAGCCAACAGAAAAATCAATCCCATTCCCAAAAAACCAAACACCAAAGCAAGTGTTCCAACAATAAATTTGATGATGATGTAAATGAATTTTGTCATTTTTTTATATTTTTTATTGCCCAAATAATTGTTCCAATAGTAAAAGGGATTCCGAAAATCAATAAGAATAAAAACAATTCTCCAGAAGGAGTCTTGGCTTGTTCAATTATAAAGTTTTCAATCATCGATGTGTCTTTTTAGTTTTTTTTCTCTTCTTTTTTTTGGGCGTTACATTCGACCGAATTGATTTAATCGGCTTTACTTCGTCTGGTGTCCACATATCAATACTTTTTAAGTTTATTTTCCGTAAACATTTTTTTTAACTACAAAAACGTTAAATTCACTAGCAATGAAAGTTCCTTCTGTAATTGACAAACAATTAATTTCAAATTTTGTTTCTGAATAATTTTCCATATTTAACCCAGAGCAGTCTTCAACTCCACTACCATCTCTTTTAATTCTTGAAATAAAAATCAATTCTTTACCTAGCATTTTCATATCAATATTTTTTAAGTTTACTATCAGTAAACAATTTCATTCTAAAATCATATAACCCTTTGCTATTCGCAAAAGTATATTGCTCATAATGGGCGTTTTCGCTCCAGTTACCAGAACCCTCAATCACAAAATAATCCTCGTGCGTTTGCAATAAACAAACTTTAGCGTGAACCCAAGCATACAAAACCGTTACATTCGGTCGAGTACTCGCCATTGCCATCAGGTTTTCAATCGTCAAAGGATTTCGCTTAATCATACTATCGGAAACCAATAGCGTAATGCGTTCAATTTGTCCTTTGTCGTGCATTTCTATCAAGGCACTAATTACCTTTCGAGAAATGCTATAAGTCGATGCGTGCAACTCCTTTATTGGATAAACATTAGCAACCAACGGAATAAAGGTAAAAGCATTGAAAGCCGTATCACTTTGCAAAAAGAAAAACTCCTCTCTTGTAGGAACTCGCATCAAATCATTTTCCAAGGAACTTATTTTTTGATAATGCGAAGCCAAGTATTTCGAAACAAACATTTGATTATCTACATCACACCCAGCACCCCCTTCCTTTGGAGGGGGATTGGGGGAGGATAACTTCTTATAATCAAACAACATCTACACGCCCAGTTTTTTGTTTACCAAAAACAGTTTATTACTCCGTTCCGACACACGAGCTTCAATCTCGGAAACTTTCTCTTCGTCTTTTGCTTTTTTAGCTTTGGCCAATGCTGTTTTCTTCACAGAAAAATACTTCGCAGACGACCCTTTGTATTTAATCAATTCATCGGCGGTCATATCCTCTACTTCCCGAGTTAATTGTAGTTTTTTGAATATGGGATGAACTCCCAAAACTTTACCAGTTGTTTGATAGCAATTCAACTCATCGTAGATTTTTTGGTTTTCGTCGAAAGCTTTAACGGCTTCGTTTGCCAATATAGCCACTTCCTCATTCGTTTTTGGTTTCTCGCCACTTTCCGCAGCCGCAATTTCTTCTTGCAAAGCCAAATAATGATTCCAAGCTGTGATTTTGTCCGCCACTAGAATTTTCATTTCATCCGGACAATCTTTCTCATTCAAAAAAGGAAATTCAACACGAATTTGTTTCGCATCCAATTTCGGAGCAAGTTTCAAAGTTTCAACTTCTTTTTTCAATTCCTCATTTTCCTCTTCCAAATCCATTTTCTCAAACTCTAAATTTTCTTTTTCTTCCTCCAGTTCCGCAATCTGCTCACTTCTATCTGCAACCTGCAAACTGGCTACTTTCTCCACATCGGTAATCCCGTGCATTTTCTGCAAATCATACAGCAAATTACTCAAACCATTTGGCGTATAGCCAGTAGCATTAATAACTCTTTCCACTGCAATATTCTTTCCGTCCGATTCACGATACAAGGCAAAAGCCTGATTAAATTGTTCGTGCGGAGCTTCGGGTAAGTTCTGAAAGAACTTGATAACTTTTGTTTTCATTGTATTTTTTATTTTGGTTAATAAATTAAATTTCCTTTTTCGTCAAACTGATCGTCAAACTCTTTTATTCTTTTACATTCTGAAAAAGCAGGCGTTTTACCCATACTATTTCGTTCTCTTGCTTTCCCACATTTCAAACAAATTTGATAGGTTGGCAATCCAAATTTATTCGTAGCTCTAGTTTGCCAATCGTGAAAACTTTCCAAATTAAAAACACTTTCTATAAAAGTTCTTTTTTTACAAGGAATAGCCAATTTGATTTTTTTCATTGCAGTTGGTTTTATCATTTAGTTTTTAAAAATGTAAAAGTGGTAATTACCTTTTAATTTCGGTGTGACATAAAAAAAACACGCCATTTCTGACGTGTTTTTCCAAAAAAAACTAACCAAAATAAAATACTATGTTCTTGAAATCTCTTGGAATAAAGTAATTCCACCAGCAATAAACACTTTCAAATTGATAGTTGCACCGGCAAGTCCTACCCAAGTAGTTCCTGAAATCAACAAAGCCGATTTATCGGTAACACCGCTTGCCAATGTTGCAGGAGCAACACCGCCACCACCTATCAAGGTTACAATATCACCGTGTGCTAACGTGCTTGTAGCAACCGCTATCGAAGCAGTAACCGCCAAGCTAGGCAATTGATACACAAAACCATTTGCAGGGCTAAAAGCCACCGCAGTCGAAGAAACCACATTGAAAGGAGAGCCAAAACTCAAACTTCCTGTGTAGTGTCCAGGAACATAACCCGATTTTGCAAATTGCTCAAAAACGAGTGTGTGCATTCTCGAATCGTTGTCATCTTTCAAACTTGGTTTCAACTGTACAGGAGCACATTTGGTACCAATTACTTTTTTGAAAGAATCAGTGCAAGAACCATAAATGATTATCGCATTTACGCCTGTCCAGTTTTGTACAAATTCGGCAATAGCCAATTCGTTACCCGGGTGTTCGCCCTCAAACTTGTGTTTGAAAGAAATTGCATCTTCGTCACCATCGCTTTCAAAACCAGCTTTGATTTTGGAAGGTGTCATATACAATTGGATCATCTTGGCTCCTGTATTCATCACAAAGTTTCCTGTGTGGTTCACGCCGTTTCCGTCACGTGCTGGCCAAGTCATAATATCATCAACTGCAACTATCGTTACATTGGGCTCTTTTGGAGCAGCTGCCCCTGGAGATTTTCCTAGAGGCTTTACTACATTTGTTCTTTGGTACATAATATTAATTTATTAATGCTTATCTACTAAGCGGTTATACTTCTTCCAGTTTCCACAAATACTCCATTAACCATAGTCAATTGGATATAATCGTTACTATCTCCCAATACAGCAGTTGTAACTACATTGATTGTAGCAACATCAGCAATGGTAACATCAACATCTACGGCATCAGTTCCGTATATTTTGATTGTTTTGCCTTCAACTCCATTCAAGATACTTGTAATAGTAGTATCAGCAGTTCCTGTGAATCTAAACACTGAACCACCTTTCACATCAAGAGCAGCAGTAGAGAACGAAATATCAGTAGTAGCAACAACTTCAGGAGCTGTGGTTCTACTCAATTCTTTGAAAGTACCATCAACGTTTGCAAACAATACGATTGTTCCGCCAAGTGATAAATCAAAGTTAGAAGCCAAATCTAATCCGCCATCGTCAACCAAGTTTTTAGCAGCTGCCAATCCTGTGTTTCCCTTGATACGGATAACAGAACCTTTGGTCGCTCCTTCAATAGCTGTGATATTGGTTTTCCAAGCCGAATCAACTTCAATGCTAGGGAAAGTTACTTTCAAAATTCCTGACTGATCATCGAATGCAGGGGCAAAAACTTCGTTACCAAATACTGGAACATTATTCGACCATACTTTTTGAACTTCAAAAGCTCTAGGATCGCCTGCGGCTAATTTAGTTCCCACAAATTTGATACGGATTCCCAAACGGTAATCTGCAAAAATATGTGTATCTCTTTTTTCGTGAGAAACAGTAAATTTTCCTTTTTCAGAAACATTGTACTCTAAAACCTGAATGTTTTTAGATTGTGTGATTCCAATGAAATCCGTTTTAGTTTGATCTACCAATTCTTGGAAGATAAAGTTAGGATAATCAATAGGAGAATTAGATTGATACATAGACTTAGCTTGGTCGGCTGCGTTTTGCACTAATTGTGGACGCACTTCACCAGCACGTTTCATATACGCTTTCAACCATTTAGTCGACAATTGAATTTCAAGACCTTGCTCTTTTCTTTCAATTTCTGGCATCATTTCGATCATTGTGTTGATATAATCCACAATGTTTGATTCTGTTGGAACACCAATATCAAAAGCACGATATTGTTGTTTCACATCTCTAAAGTAGTACCACAAATAACGCAAACCGTTTTGAGAATTTACAGCAGCACCCGGCAAGTTATCGCCATCAGGAGACTGTACAAAAATTCCATTGATTTGTGCGTTTCTGTCGTCAACCATTTGCACTTTGATTAATTCTGCCAACAAGAACCCAATAAAGGACATTTTCCAAGGGTGTGAACCATCGGCTTTGTTGTAGCTTCTAATCCAAGTGTTTTCGATTTCTTGCAATTCGTAACCACTGAAAGTAATGTCAATTTTCTTTCTGTAAACTTGACCTTGCTCGGATGCAATTTTTAATTTGTTTTTAGGAGACCAACCTTTGGCACGACCTTGAACAATTTCGGCAGGGATAATATATCCGTCAGAAACACGGTCTAATACTCCAGTGCGAGTATCCCATTGTGAAGGTAAACCTCTAAAATCATTGAATAATGATTCTAATGTACCGTTGTTTTCTTCAACAAAATGCTCTAAATCCGATTGTAACAATGGAATTGTTCCGCTACTGTTGAAGTCCGTGGCTTTCATTCCACCATCTCTCAAACGAGCATTCCAGGAACGACCTCCGTCAAAAGCATCATAGCTTTTTCCTGATCCAAATAAGTGTGTTGCTGAATGTTTCATAATTCCTCTTTCGGCTAGACCGCCTCTAATAATTTCTAAAGGAGAATCTCCCTCGGGTTCGTTAAGCAGTTTGGCAATGATAGCCTCTTGCTCTTTTTGTTTTGCTCCTAAAGCTTTCAACGTTGCCAATGTTTCGCCATCGCCTTTTTCGTCTTTTGCTATGTTCGCAATTTCCTCTGCAGATAAACTCGATTCTTTTACCAAAGCATCGATTTCGTCTTGAATGGCTTTCAAATCAAGGTTATTTTGAGCCATGTTCTTAATTTCGGTATCAATACCGTTGATAGCCTCTGTGGCTAACTTTTCGCCAAGTGCATCGACAATTTTTTGTCTTTGTTCGGCACTCAAATTGAGGCTTTTGTTTTCGCCATCAATCGGGAGTTCTTTCACGCTCAATAGTCCGCAAAATGCTAAAACCGTTTGAGCCATAATTTTCCATTTCATAGGAGTTTTGTTTAAAAGGGTTAAAAATTAATTACTTATAGTGGTTCAATTCACTCATTATATGAAGCCTGTTTATGGCTTGGTCAAGGCTACCAATTGCATCTATCATTCCGTACTCCAAAGCTTTGTCCGCTCCAAAAGTCTTTCCTGTCAATACGCCAATTTCTTCTTTCAATTTTGGGCAAGCCTCACGAACTGCATTCTGAAATTTGATTGCTAAAGGAGATAGATGTTCCGCTTTAATCATATCATACTTTCCTTCCAATGCCAATTGAATAGCTTGATTTTTATGTTCGCTTTCTTTTGGGTAGATGTCGTGAAAAACATAACCTTTCTCTTCAAGAAACTTTCTGTTATCGGCAAACGAGGCTACAACACCCACAGAACCAAAAGCGGCAGATACATTATTGTCTGCCATTTTATAATCAGCAATGGCACACATTGCCCAATAATGCAACGAGGCACATTGATCGGCAATAGCAACTACTGGTTTAGTTTTGTCTTTGGCAAACTGAATAAAAGGGCCTATTGCATTAACTCCTCCGCCTGGTCCATCTTCTTTAAATACTGTTCCAATGATATTAGGGTTTTTGTCGGCTGCATATAATGCTGAAACAATTTCTTCGGCGCCGTACGAACACATATCACCGTATTTCATCACGGGCCCAACCATATCTATAATAGCAACAGAACCCTTTGGCGGATTGATACTTCCAGAACTATCAGGACGAATGCTTTTTCCGTTGGCATCCACGACACTCATAAGCGAATGTGTTTTCTCTACAATTGGTACATTTTCGCCCATCATTATTTTATGAACCATTGGCATATATGCCAAAATCCCTTCGAATGACATTGCCCATTCGCCTCGGTTTAAGTCCATCAATAGTCTATCTACTCTCATTGTATTAATTTTATGCGAAGTTGTTATTATTAAAACTATTTCGCTGTGACAACTTTTTCGAGATTTACTCAAAAACATTTTCAACTTCCCGAAGGAGTTGTTTTTCCAATTGAGAAATCTCGGCAACTACTTTTCCTAATTGGGTAAACAAATTTTCCCTTACTTCAGTCAAAGATTGTATATCCGATAAAATCATCGCTTTTTTTAGTCTTAATTCACGGAGTTTGTTCTCGATATCGTTCATTATTATTTGTTTAAAAATTGTGTTACAACGGCTGTGTTTTTCTTTATGTATAAAAACATCAGGAATAAGGCGAACGCTCCCAGAACTACCACGCCTATCATTATGTAAATGATAAAAGAACTGTCGAAATTCTCTGTTTTCTTAGATTCTTTCTCCTTTAAGGATTGCTGAAATTCCCGATTTTCTTTTCTGATTTCGGCTATTGCAGAGGCGAAACAATCTATCGAAGCAATACTTCCAGTTTGATCATAAACTGTTTTGATAGTCGTGCCTTGCCTATTGGTTCTGTAAATAGTCGTGTCTTTATAAATTACGTTCGGAATTTCATAACGCACAGTATCACCTTTGCGAAAGGTTTGGCTTTCGACCGTTTCTTTGAAACCAGTATCGGATTTTGTTTTGGCAGCTTCTTTCTGAATGTCGCAGGAACAACAAATAAAAAGTAGAAGAATAAATATTACTGCATTCTTCCAATAATCGAAAAACAATGATTTTATAATTTCCATGACATTACGCTTCATTTACGGAGATTGCTCCAGTTGCTTCTAGTTTTATAACTCTTACATTGTCGGGCTGTGCTATTTTCCAAACTGTTCTGCGAATGGCCATACAACGCTCTTTTCTTATCCTGGTAACACAAACCATATCCGATTGATTACCACCCAAAACGTGATAGGCTGTTTTGTCCTCGCCTACATAAATCCCAACGTGACCACCACCATTGCGAACAAAAACAAGAATATCGCCAAGCATAGCTGTTTTTTGTGATGTTCCAAACGTTTGCCAGTTTCTTGCCCATAACGGATTGTCAACTGGTTTCAGTCCTGCGTTATGACAAACAATAGCCATAAACAAACCGCACCAGGGAATATCGTCTTTGCGATAGCTTTTTTCTAGGTCTAAAGTTTCCGCCCATTTCAGGATTTCGATATTATCGCCTTGCCCTGGCACTTCTTTGATACCAATAAGTTTCACAGCTTCGACTAATAGTCTTGGCGATTTTTCGGCAGAAAGCCATTTGTATATGTTAGCCATAACTTTTATTTTTCGACAATATCTGTAATACTGTCTTTTACTTGTTTGGCTCTGCCTAATGCCTTTTTTAATAATGCCCAAACATCAAGGCCTGTGGCTTTTTCGAAATTCTCTTTGATAGAAACCGTTTCGATGAAAATAAGTAACATAGCCGTTATTTTGGTAGCCATAAATGAAACCGAGAAAAACTTCAGGGAGATTTCGCTTAACAAATGAAGGTCGATTACATATAGAGAAATGATACACAATTGGTACAATAACATTTTAGAAACGATTTCGCTTAGTTTTCGGCTGGTTACGAATTTCCAACCTCTGACTTTTACCGATCTGTAAATACCGAAAGCGGTATCTAATAGTATGGCAAAAAAAACGGCAAGCATCAAACCCTGTATAGGTGCCAGAAAAACACAAATGGAGGTAAATAAATAAAAGAGATAGGTTTTCATAAAAAAGGGTTTTAAATTATTTTTTCAAAAATAAAACCCTTCATAAATATTTGCTGTGACAACAATTTTTAACCTAGGTAGTTAATAACCCTTGGCGACTTTGCCGCTTGAAAACGGGCGACTATTTTGTTGTTTTTTTTTTCGCGATAGTATATTTTTCGCAATGTTTCATTGGAAAAACCAAACTCCAGAAGGTCATATTTTTCTATGAATTTGTCTATAGCATAAGTAACTACTGCATTATTGTTATTTTCTAAACACCCATTCATATAGGAGATAAACGACATTCTGAAAATATCCTCCAGCAAATCGTTGATGTCTTTGTTGGCTTCCTCGGGGAGCATCAAAAAGGAGTTTCGCCCACTTTCGTATTTGTAGAACTGCCCTTGATACTGCCTGCTATTGCCCGATTCGGAAATAGAAAGATAGAGATTGAAGTTTTCGACATTGAGAGGCTTTCCGGACTTGACCATTAGCAAACGAATAATCCTTCCCACAGTAGAAATCATTGGCGAAAACAAAACCGATTTTCCTCTTTTGTTTCCATACAAGAACTCCTCTCCTTCACTTTCTTTGAAGAAAAAAGGAACTAAGTGCTGGCGGATAACTATTGGAACTACTGCTGACATAGGTTGAAAAGTTATATTATGTTTTTTAGAAATTAAACAGGAAAACGGCTTTGATAGTTAGTTTAGTTATAATTCATCTTTTTCTATTGCTTTAATTGAATGGTCTTTTTCTAATTTGTGTAAAAACCAATTTATTGCTTTTCCGAAAGGTGTCAAAGTTTCTTTGATTTGATTTTTGCCAGTTACACCACTTATGCTTTCATCTGGATTTCCATAATTCACTCCTTTTGGAAACCGCATTAAATCATTGAGGATAAACTGTAAACAAACATTCAATGTCTGGTCAATACTTAAAGATAAATTCCAAAGATATTTTGAAAATACAGGC